CGCTGCAACAGGTTCTTCGGACGCACGTCGTCTGTTCGACTCGACTGCCATTGGTGCAGCTCGTGGTGAGCGCCTGTTCCGTGCCCTCGGTATGGGCTTCAAAGACTATGAGCCTGACTTCATGTACCTCGTTACTTCTCCTGAAGTAATGGCCGAAATGCGTGCAGCCAACTTGGTTGATCAAACTCGCGTTCAAGATGGTAACATGGAATTCGACAGCATTTTCGGCGGTAAGTTCCGCTTGGTTATGACCCGTGCAAACCAGCGTATTGCTGGCGATGCAACTGGTGATCTGAACGCTGTCTCCACAAAGGCATCTTTCATTGTTAAGCCTGCCTCGATTGCTTTCGCACCTGTTGTTGCTCCAACTCCTGTTGAAGTAGACCGCGATGCGGCCTCTTACACTGGTGGTGGCTCGACCAACATCTGGTACCGTTATGGCTTCATCATGCACCCAATGGGTTATGACTGGGCCGGTAGCACAACTGCTTTCGCAACTAACGCTGCCTACGCGACCCCAGCCTCTTGGGACCGTAACATGGGCGCACTGAATCTGGGCATCCTCCCTATTTTCCACAGCTAATAACAGGAGGGACTGATGGCTTTAGTTCTTAACACAAACAGCTATGTCACAATTGCAGACGCTGATGATTACTTTGAAACTAGAATCGATAGCGCTGCTTGGACTGCTCTTGATGACGATATCAAAGAACAGGCTCTTGTCACAGCAACTCAACTTGTTGATGACAGTGCTTGGATTGGTTCTGCCGTTAGTCCTTCTCAAGCTTTGGCTTGGCCCCGTAAAGCTGCAACCTATGCTGATGATCGTTTAGGTTATCAGATAACCATTCCTGAGGATGAAATCCCAGCAAGAGTTAAGGTTGCAGTTTTCGAACAAGCTTTACATCTCGTAAACAATGAAGATCTCTTGACAGGTACAACTCAAACTTTTGAAAGTATCTCGATCGGCTCAATTAGTCTTTCAGACTCTAATGGTGACGTCACAAGGACTTCAGTCAGACCATCTGTAGTTATGAAGCCTATTCGCCCACTTATTAGGCGTGGCATGGGCGGTTTGGGTTCTTCTTGGTGGAGGAGCAACTAATGTCACTTCGCTCTAAGATTAACTCTGCCGTAGATAAGGCTTTTTTAGCCGCAGGGGATCTTGTTTATGAAGGTGTTTTATCTGTAAAAAACGTTAGTAGTTATGATTTTTCTTCTAGAGAGACTGTATCTACTAACAATACTCTTGCCGTAAAGGTTATTTTACAATCATCAAAGAAACCAGTTGATACTGGCTTTACTGTTTCTGCTATTTTAAAGTCAGGAATTCCTTTTGGAACTTACGACACCTTAGTTGTAAACAACTTAACTTACAACATTGTAGATTATGATGATGATGGTTTTGTAATCACTGCAATTCTGACAAGGGAGAAAACTTAATGTTTGATACCGTTTTAGAAGATGTAGAAGCTGTCTTTGCAAGTAACACTTGGAAAGCAAATAATATCTTAACTGTTCCCGATAATTATACTGGAGCTAAAGCCGAAGAATACTTAATTGTTAAAGTTCTTCCGTCAAGCTCGTTTAATAATGCTCATGGCGGCGTTAAAGAGCTATCAGGGTTAGTTGCAATAAAATTGTTTGTAAAGGCAGGAGAAGGTCAAGGCAGGGTAATGGCAATTGCTGACTATTTAGATATTCTTTTACAAAATAAAACACTAATTAACAAAACAAAGCTTGAAACCTCTTACTTAAGCGTGGAGGGTTTAGACTCTTCGAATAAGGCGTTTTATACTGCGTCTTATTTCATACCATTTAAACTTTATGGAGAATAACAAATGGCTCATATTTCATCGTTAGGTGCGGGTATCTTCTCGTATCTTGACATCTACACAGGTACAGCTGTGCCAGCTGGCGCTACTGCCGCTGCCTACGCTGCACTCTTTACTTCAACGAACGCCGCAGATATCATTCGTATGCCTTCTGTACGTGAGTTTCCATCGGTAGGTACTCCTGCTAACATCGTTAACGTCCCTGTTTATGGTCAGAAGACTACTTCGCAAATTCAAGGTCAAGCAGACTCTCCTTCGCTGGAAATTACTGTTAACTACGTTCCTTCGGACATGGTTGCAATCCACGATTTGATTGGTGAAGCTGGCGTATTCCGCTTTATGATGTGCGACGACGCCTTAACAGAAGCAGAAGGCCTTGCGGCTACGATCGCTTCTAACAACACTGAATTTTATTTCAGTGGCAAGGTTGAAGCAATTTTGATTAACCCACAGTTAACTGATGCAAACACTGCAACGGTTACTTTGTCGGCTCAGTCTGATTTCTTTGGTCCAGCAACTGTTTCAGTTTAATTAAACTATTAAAGAGGGGGCTAATAACCCCCTTTTTTTCATTTTAGAAAAGTTTTGACAATGGAAAAACCATTTAGTAAATCTTTCGTTATGAGAACTACTTTCCGCCACATGCGGCGAAGCGTAGATATCAGTATTCGAAAGACTTTTGAAAGATTTAAAGATTTTGAAGAAGGCTCTCCAGAAGGAAAAGCTTGCTTTGAAACACTATCAGTATTGCACACAGTTAGGAAGTTGCTTGATGATTTTCAAGCTAACAACCCTCAGATTTTTACAGAGAAAGATCAATAATAATGAAACATCTAGTTAACAAGACTATGACTGAAAAAGTTCCCTTTATGGGAGAAGAAGTCGAAGTAAAGAAAATGTCGATAAATGAAGTTTTTCAAATGCAAAAGCTCATTCAAAAATCGGCTAAATTGAAAACTGAAACTGCTCAAGTTGATCTTTTAATCGAAGTCATTAAAATTGCAGTCATTGAAGCAGATCAGCTTTCCGACGAAGAATTCAAGACTTTCCCTATTGCAGAGCTAACCTCGCTGTCAAATCATATTTTGCGGCTTGCAGGCATTGGTAATGAAAATTTGGGAAACTAACAAGCGAAGACGAAACCCTTTATGAAGTTGCTTTTCAGCTAAGCCTTCCTGTTTACAAGTTAAAAGAGGAAATGCCTTACGAAGAGTTGCTTAAATGGGTTGAATTTTTCAACAGACGACCTGTTGGTTGGAGAGAAGACTATAGAACTTATCTATTTCTCAGAACCCAAGGGGTAAAAGAGTCTCCAGAAAACATCTTTCCTTCGCTTAAACAGTTACAAAAACACGAGTCAAAACGCTCTGAACCAGACAGAGCGGTCCCTAAGGGCAAGTTCCTAGACATGCTACTAAAAGCTAAAGGTGGCGATGGATCGAAGTTAAAGTAAAGGAAGAGCTATGACCAACAAAGTTTCTTTTGAAGTAGTTAACTTCCGTCAAGAAATGAAAAGAGTCGAAGACGAAGTAAGTGCTTTAGCCTTTGAAGATATTGAAGACAGAGTTAACTATGCCGTAGAAACACTAAAGGTAGTTACTCCTGTAGACACTGGAGAAGCAAGACTTGGTTGGGACTCCGAGATTATACGTGGTAATAATCGAGAAGTCGTAGATGGTTCTATTTTTAATGATGTCGAACACATTAGCTTTCTTAACGACGGTTCAAGTAGGCAAGCGCCTAAATACTTTATTGAGCAAGTCTTAACTACAATTGGAATCCTGACCCCTAACTAAAAGATAACTAGCCCCTGATGGTGACTCAAATAGAGTATCTATTAGGGGCTAATTTATTAAACGGAGGCACTATGAGCGGTGTAAAAATTAGAGTCAGCGCAGACACTTCTCAAGCGCGGAATGACTTAGGAAAGTTAGAGAAGTCACTAGGCCGGTTGGAATCTGTTACTCGTAGTGTCGGACGTTCTATTCAGGCGGCTGCTGGTGCATACAGTGCATTTTTTACTACAAAAGCTTTTGTTAACGTTTCAGACGATTTTCAGAGCCTTAACAACCAACTTAAAATTGTTCAAAAGTCTGGTGAAAACCTTACAGGTACTCTTGCTAAGCTTAACCAGTTAAGCATTCAATCTAGGACCACTTTGACAACTACTGTTACTAACTATAGCAGATTGTCAAGAGCCTTAGACACAGCTAACTTATCTCAACAAGACTTCTTAGACGTTACAGAAGCGATTAACAAGGCAGCTAAGTTAGGTGGACAACCTCTTGCTACTCAAGAAGCTGCACTCTTTCAGTTAAGCCAAGCCTTTTCTTCAGGGGTTTTAAGAGGCGAAGAGTTTAACTCAGTTTCCGAAGGTGCGCCTGAAATCTTAAGAGCTTTAACTAAAAGCTTAGGAGTAACGCGCGGCGAACTTAGAGAAATGGCTTTTGACGGCCAAATCACTTCAGAGGTTTTAACAGACTCTCTTTTAAAGGCGTTGCCAGACTTACGAAGAGAATTTAACACGCTAACTCCGTTGGTTAGCGAACTTTCAATAATTATGGGACAAGAGTTTAGAAGAGCTTTAAACGAGTTAGACCGCATCGGCGGGATTTCAGCTTCTGTAGCTAATAAAGTTCAGCTTCTTACTACGGCTTTTTCTTTTGTTGCCGACGAAGCTTCTTATTATTTTACTTTAGCAAGATCTTCAATTACTAGTTTTCAACTTGATGTCTTTGATGTAGTAAATAGTGTAAAAGACTTATTTACTTCGTTTTTCTCAGACGGGTTTTCTGCCGAAACTTTTCTTAGCAATTTAGATGCAACAAGAACCGCTGTTTCGGACTTTTTCAACGATCAAAGCTTAAAAGTTCCTGAAGACTCCTTTTTAGGTAAGCTTATGGCAGGGATGCCATTGTTTAGCGTAGCTGGAATTATTGGAGGGACTGGAGAAGCACTTTCTCAAATAAGTAATTTTGCTAAGTCTATTGTTGATAAGTTTTTTGAAATTTATGATGAAGTAATTCTTAACTCAAGCTGGTCGGGTTTGTTTTGGAAAGGCGTTGATCGGATTGGCGGGCCAAAGCTAACCGCTGGTTTACAAGAAGCTTTTGGAAAGATTTCAAACTGGGCTGAAACTGTAAAAGATATATTTAGTGGTATCTTCGAATCTATTACAGGGTTCGGACAAAATATTTCTTCTAGTGTTGAAGACTTTCTTCTAGGTGTAAAACAACCCCAACCAGACGCAAGAGGGCCAAACAACACACCAAGAGTAGGTGGACTTCTACAAGACTTTAGCAGCACTGCAGAGGCTTTTGTTTCAACTGTAAGTGAGTTTTTATCTAGTAATAAATTTACTTTAGCAGGTGTTGCTATCGGTGTCGGTATTCTAACTTATATGGACAGTGAGCTAAGAAGCAGCCTATTCCAAGGTCTGTTTTTAGGTTTAGGTTACGCAATTGCAATAGGATTTTTAGCGGTTGTAACGTCTCCCATCGGTATTCTTATTGGTGCAATTATCTTTGGGCCTAACGTACTCAACACCTTAAACGAAACAGGACTTACTAAAGAGATTGGTAAAAGGCTCGCGGAAGGTATTGTCGGCTTTTTTAAAAGCGGCGAAGGAACAAGCACTTTCCAAAGGATAATTGACGCTATTTTAGCTACTGCTGAAGAGTTTGGTGAAGGTTTACTAGAGGGGTTTAACTTACAAGACAGTTTTGTGTCTGCTCTTATTGGAGATGATTTAACAGAAAAACTAGTAGGCGGGTTAGCATTAGCCTTTGCAGCTGTAACTATTACAGGAATCCTTAAAAACGGTATTCTTGGGGCTGCTGGAAAGATTTTTGGTTTCTTGTTCAAGTTTGTTACAGGTGCTGCCGTAATAAGTGCGTTAGGAAGAGCCTTTGGAAACGCAGAAGGCGATCTTCCTAATAGTAGAATTTTATCATTTGCTACTGCCGTTGGTAGAATATTTAGAGGTGGTTTTAGAGCTGCTGTAGCAGAAGCTATTGTTGGTGGTCTTGCTGATGCTATTCTTAGTGCGGATGGTGAGTTAACCAAAGTTGAAGAACAAGCAAGTGATGCTATAAGTTTTGCTGCAGGCGGAGCTACACTAGGGGCCACAGTTGGCTCTGTATTTCCTGTTATTGGAACCGCCCTTGGCGCTGCAATTGGTGGTGCAGGGGGGCTTCTTGTCGGTATATTCAAAAGCCCAGAGCTTCAAGCTGCCATTAATGACTGGGGTGATGATCTTGGCAGAAAAGTTAAAAATGCTTTTGTAAGTGTTTTTGAGTCAGGTGGAGAGCTAATTCAGGCCTTAGGCGGCTGGTATATGGACGTTCAAAACGGTATTGAAGACGCCTTTGTAACTGCAATGACAACTGCTTTTGATAAGTTTAAAGCTTTCTTTAAAGGCTTTAATCCTTTTGCAAGTGAAGATACGCCCTCAGACGCTTCATCAGGTGACAAAGGGCCTATTGACTTTACGAGCGCTGAGAGTTTTCAAAACTCTGTTAATCCAGAAGATTATGTTAGCCCTATGGCTACAGGGGGCAAAGTAACAGGTTCTGGCGGGCCAACCTCAGACTCTATTCCTGCTATGCTTTCTAATGGCGAGTATGTTATCAAAGCTTCCTCTGTGAGTAAGTTTGGTCCGGAGTTTATGAACGCTATTAACAGCGGAATCTTGCCTCGCGGACTAAACGAGGGCGGCGCTGCAAACCCTGCTTTGGAAAGGCTTTACGGGAAAGAAGCAACCCTTTCAGACATGATTGCAAATAGAAGATCTGAAGCTGTTAGGTTTGAAAGAGCAGACCAACCTGATCAGAAAGCGCGAGTAGACGCCGACATCGCTCGATTGTCGGCAGAACTCTTAAGAGTAAGAGGTGCTATTTCTGGATTAAGCGGAGAGGCCGCAGGGGCTGGTACCGGTGCTCCCCTAGGTACTGGTAAAGGTGCTCCCCTAGGTACTGGTAAAGGAGACAAAGATAAAGACAAAGTCTCATTGGGTTTCCAGTACGCAGAAAGATTCAAAAGTGACTTTGCTTCAGGCTTTTCAGAAGCCTTGAAAACAGGAGACTTTAAAAGCTTTGGGAACATGCTCCTGGATAGTTTTACTAGCAATGTTATTGATAGTTTTGCCCAAGGATTTACAGACCAGTTGTTTAGTAGCTTGCTTGGGAAAAAAGGGGCAGAGGGTCCACTGGCTGGGTTCTTTAACAAGAACATTGGTCTTGGAGACACAGCCGCTTCTGTTGTTAAATCACCAACAGGTGAAGAGGCAAAGGGCATCGCTAACTCTATTAAGGGTGCTTTTTCGGAAGAAGGCGGAGTTTTGTCTTCATTAAAGACTACCTTTGGCGGGTTATTTAGCTCCTTAGGTTCTAGCCTTTCTGGCTTGTTTAGTGGTCTGTCTGGAGGTTTCGGCAGTGTTATTGGCGGTATTGGCAAGTTCTTTGGTTTTTCCGAAGGTGGTTTAGTCCCAAGACTAGCAGGCGCATCTTCTAGTAGAGATAGTATCCCTGCTATGTTAACTCCTGGAGAGTTGGTCGTGCCTAAAAACAACATTGATGACTTTATGAAGAATTCCGGTAACAAGACTTCAACAGTTCAAAGCTTTAACATTAACGTTACCGGAGATGTTACCCGTCAAACTAGACAAGAGATCATTAAAATGATTCCTCAAATTACTTCTGGCGTTAATAGCACTAACAAAGAAACTAGGTTTAGGGGCAGGTAATGAAAAAGTGGAAAGACTTGTTTAGCTTGAAGAACGGTCAACTTATTTGGAAGGAATCCCGTGGTCGAAAGGCTGCTGGGTCTCCTGCTGGGACAGATCATGGTGATGGCTACAAAACTGTTCGTATTGACGGTAAGGCACACTACGTTCACCGGATTGTTAAGGAAATGACTACTGGAAAGATCTCTAGTGGCGATGTTGACCACAAGGACCGCAATCGCGCTAACAACGCACCTAGTAATCTGAAAAAGGTTACTCGTTCAGAAAATAACAAAAACAGAAAATCTTGGTCTAAGACTAAAAAGAAATAACTACTGGTCACCCTTCGGGGTGGCCTTTTTTATCAAAAACGTCAGCAAAGCCCGTAAAAAAAAGTGAGAAAAACAACGCATCTATAATGATACAATCCTGTATCAAACCGACCAGTGTCAGCGGTTATACTGACCATTCCCAAAAAGGGTCTCTATATGTTTACTTCGGTAAAAAGAACTTTCAGCAAGTTTAATCCTTTTGCTCAGGCAGAAGCAGCGGCATACTTTGAAAAAGATTCAGAGGGGGCTTATGTGCTGTACTACACTCTTCAAGAGGAGTATGAGTACCGTTACTGTTAAAAGTCCCACACCTGAACAAGTGTTAAAACTGTTCAATTCTACGGGCTTTCTATTCTCGAAAAACTGAGAAAAACAACGCATCTATAATGATACAATCCTGTATCAATAAAACCAAGTGGAAAAACCAAATGAAAACCATTATCTCAACTATTGCTCTAATCGTTGGTCTGTCAACTACTGGACATGCAAACGAAGTACAACACACCCTTATTCCTGCACATAAAATGGAACCAGAGGTGCAATGCTCTAATACTGACGTTGCAATTGGCATCGGTGCAACAGTTGTCGCCTCTATCGTCGTCGGAATAGTTACAGTAGCTACTTCTCCAATAACTACAGGGGGTGTTGTAGGTTACGCTGCCGCTACCTCTGGTGTAATATTAACCGGCTCTACTCTTCCAACGATTGCTGTCTCACATGTTATACTTGCTCCGACTTTAGGCATTACTAGCTATTGGGCCTCTTGCGTATATAACGCGGTAACTAAATAATACTGGCAGGGCTACTTCGGTAGCCCTACTACACAATTGTACGGGCTTTGTATAGGATACAAAAATG